TATAATATTGTTCTAGTCCTTGGCGTGCAGACACCACCGGCAGATTCTTATGTGGCTGCGGATGGGGTAACCAATTACGTGGATGAAAGCGGCCTCAACTTTTACATACCAGTTGGTGCGGCATTGGCATCTTTTTATATTGATGAGAGTGGCCTGAGTACGTACGTTGACGAGACCGGAACCGAATTAGTAATAACTGACTAAGCAAACATGTCTAACGGCTTTACCCGTAACGATCAGCCTTTTTACACAGTATCGTACAATACTGATCAGTTCACTGATCCTATCTACGGTTACACTATTCATGATGATGGTTCGCCAACCTATACGGAACCTAAGACCGGTATAGTCTATACCAAGTTCCGCACCTACAACGGTCAGGGGCCTACTGGCTACATCAGTTATGACATCACCTTGGTTCCTGGTGGGCTGCCGGTAGCAGGCTTTTACGTAGCTGACGATGGACAAAGCTTTTACGTTGATGAAAGCGGCCTGAACTTCTATGCAACACAATAGAACCTGATAGGAGGACAACAATGAACTATACCCTGACGCTAACTGAGCAACAGATCAATGTCATTCTTCAGCTACTTGGCGAGGCACCACTGAAAATGAGCCTGCCAATCTACAATGTCATTCAGCAGCAACTTGCTGAACAGACCCGCATCCGCCCCTTCCAGCCGCCTACAAATGGCCGTGATGCTGAGCTTGACAAAACCACCTCATAATAATGGCTGAGAAGCACGGCTTATTTGGTGTTGCCCCTCATAAGCTGGGCGGCATGGCGGGTAAGATCACCCGCGATGCGTTCCTGTACTTGCCTGCCAAGGGTGATAAGCAGTGCAAGTCATGCTCATTGATGACGCCAGGCAAGATCTGTGTGCCCTTGGGAATGAAGGTGTTGGATGGGTGGACCTGCGGGTTGTACATCCCCGGCCCCTATACAGGTGGCAAACCGGCCACACTGGTCAGTGCTGAAGATGCTGGGCTGAGGAAAACCCAAGTACGATGCGAGAACTGCCACTACGGCGGTGAACACTGCGGGCTGTTCAAAAGGCTCAATAAGAAGCTTCCTGACGTATTCTCACTTGACACCAAAATTGAGCCTAAGGGCTGCTGCAACGGGTGGGTTGAGAAATGATAGAGCCAATTGTAGCTGGAGCAGCAGTACCAACCTTTGAGCAGCGTTGGGATGCGTTTGCGGACCCTAGAACACCACAATACCGGCTCAACCCTCGTGCCCCGAACCGGGCTATTCCGCTTAACCCAGTACCTGATATTACCATTGAACCAGGTTCCCCAGCACGTAGGCCGCCCTGGGGCAGCGGTGGCAGGATCACGCAAATAGATCCAATGATCTTGGCTTTGCAAGGGTTTAAATGAGAAAAAGTTCTTCAGTCCAGAAGGTACCGTTTTTAGCCCCCGAAGTTGTGACCAAGGTTATTCCGTCACCTACTGATGGCTGGGATGCTATTTCTCCATTGGCTGAGATGGACCCCAAGCGTGCGCCCATCTTGATCAATTGGGTGCCACGCCCCGGCTATGTAGAAGTGCGTGGTGGCTATGTGCCATTTTGCACCATTAATGGTCCTTTGCCGGTTGAAACCTTAATGACTTATCGGCCATCTACAAGTGAGCAATTTTTTGCAGCTGCTGGTAATAACATTTATAATATAACAACTGGGAATGCTGTTTCTGCGGTTAGTGGCCTTAATTCAGCACGCTGGCAACATATCAACTTCACGACCGGTTCTGGCGGTCACGTTTTGCAATGTGTCAATGGCATTGATCAACTTCAGCAATATGATGGCACCACTTGGACAACGCCTTCAATAACCGGGCTTAGTGGGGTTCCCGGCACCCCTATCACAAACAACTTCATTAACATCTATGCCCAGAAGCAGCGCCTTTGGTATATTCTTGCTAACAGCACCATTACGATCTTTATGCCTGTGGGGGCTAACACCGGCCCCATTGGCGGCTATCAGGACCTGGGCACGTTATGGGGTAAAGGTGGCTACCTTGTAGCCATGATTGATTGGACCGTTGACGGCGGCTCTGGGCCTCAGGATTATGCTGCTTTCATTAGTTCCCGTGGTCAAGTCAGCCTTTATGCAGGTACTGACCCGGCAAACCCCGCAGCGTGGCAATTGGTCGGCACTTTTGACATAGCGCCGCCCATTGGCAGGCGTTGCCTGACCCGCATTGGTTCTGACGTGGCAGTGATTACCCAGCAGGGCGTAATACCTATTTCGCAGGCATTGCCGTTTGACCCCAGTGCTGACCGGTCGGTGGCTATCACGGCGCGTATTCAAAATGCGATGTCAAAATCATCGCAACTGTATAAGGGCAACTTTGGCTGGCAGTTTATCACTTATCCCGATCAGACGCTGGCATTGCTGAATGTGCCGCAGGCTGAGAACTCACAACAGGTACAGTATGTAATGAACACCTTGACCGGTGCATGGTGCCAATTTACTGGTTGGAATGCCAATTGCTTTGCAATCTACAACGATAATCTTTATTGGGGTGACAATGGTGGCACAGGCGGCGCAAACATCAATCAGGGCTACGTTGGCTCATCTGATTTTAGCAACTCCATAATATGCGATATGCAATGCGCGTTTAACTGGCTTGACGAACCAGGCAAAGTAAAACGTATGACCATGATCCAGCCGCTGTTGACAATAGGCGGCTCTTTATCTCCAAGCATTGCGGTTGATACTGATTTTACTACGTCAAGTGCGGTTGCATTGGTTACCAATATTAGCGTCGGGTCCATGTGGGATTCAGCTAGGTGGGATGGATCAGCATGGTCAGTTGACAGTACCAATTACAAGGGCTGGCTATCAGTGGATGCTTTGGGCCATGCTTTGGCTGTGAGAATGCGGATTACCCTTCAAGTACCCGTTATTAATACTGGCCCTAGTGGCAGCAGCAGCGGCGGGTTTGATAGTGCCAAGTTTGACAGTGCTGTCTTTGGTGCATCCTTCACCCCAACGAGCTTCAACAAGGCACTTCCTGTGCTTCAGGTCAACGCCTTCAATAGCATCAGTGAAATGGGTGGCGCCGTTTAGATGGGCGTAGGATTGCTCTTTGGCAGTGATGAACTGGTAGCCAACTGGTTATTTACCTGCTACCTTCAGAAGAGGGGTAGCTATGACCGTGCTGTTGGGTTGATACGGGATGGGGAACTGGTTGGTGCGGTGCTGTTTCAGGGTTGGAATGGGTATAATGTAGAAGTCTCCTACTACGGCAAGAATACTATGACCCCTGGGATCATCAGGTGCTTGGCGGGTTATATTTTGCAGGAATTTGATCCTTCGCGCCTTACCGCTATGGTCCCTAAGCGGGCCAAACACTGGATCAGGTCACTTCTCAAGCTGGGCTTTAAGGTAGAAGGCATTGCCCGCTGTTATTACGGCAAGCGTGACAGCAACCGGAACACTGCGGTCAGGTTGGTGGCGTTCAGGGAAGCCATTGAGCGCGTGGCACCGCCAGGAACTGTTCTTGAGGAGGCCAAATAAATGCTTACTGGTGCTCCATCACCTTCGCCCGCTGCCTCAAATACGCCCAATGTTTTAACGTCCAATCAGCAGGGTACGCAGCTACTTTCCAACCCCAATCTTCAATCAGTGCCTGATTTGCAGGCACGCTGGCGTCAGGGTATGGGGTCACCCAGCGGTTTTAGGCTTTCTACACCTCAACCCAACTTCCCTATGGCTGGGATGGGAACTGGTATGGGTGCGCTATCACCAAACCCGATGATGGTTGACCCGCAACAACAAGCCATGATTGCTGCACTTCAAGGACAACGCTGATGGGTAGCCTGACAAGCGCTTTTTCAAGTCCCAGCATTCCAAGTTCTGTTGCTGGCGTACCCACTACCACTATGCTTGGGGATGTACAGCAAAATATGAATGTGGCCAGCCAAGCTGGCTCCATGATGGGGCAACAGAACCCATATGGTGGCATGCAGTATGTACAAACCGGCATTGGCCCCAATGGAGTTCCAACCTATACGGCTATTAGCAGTCTTTCGCCTGCACAGCAGCAATTACTGAACCAGCAAATTCAAACACAAACGATGGCTGGCGCTAATGCCACCAACCTGCTTGCTGGCGGGAATTACGGCCCGGGCGGGCCAACACCCGCTGAAGCCATCAGCGGCATGGCTGGGGGCATGACCAGCGGGATGCTGGGCAATGAAGTCAACTACCTTCAGCCGTTCTTCAACTTGCAAAAACAACAAGAGCAGGCGCAACTGGCTAATCAAGGCTTTTCACCCGGCAGCACGGCTTATAACAACGCCATGATGCCAATGATGACCGGTCAGGATCTCACTGTGAGCAACTTCCTGGCTCAGGCCTACCCGCAGGCTTACCAGATGGCGGCTGGTACTTATCAACTGCCCATGACCATGGCAGAACAGATGGCGCAGTGGGGTGCACCAACGATGCCTGGTGGTCAGTTTGTGCAAACACCACAATTGGGTACATCAAGCTTAGCCCCCTTCTACAGCGCGGCACAAGGGGCGCAGGAACAAGCATATGCATCTCAACTGGCACAGCAGCAGGCAACGATGAGTGGCCTCTTTGGGTTGGGTAGTGCAGGCCTGACTGCTATGGCATTAGCTTAAGGAGAATAACGCAATGTACAACATATTGGGTGCTACCCCTCCTGTGGTTGGCGATAATACTCCTCAGCCAGCAGTTGGGCTACCTGTTCCAGCTAAACCTGCCGTCCCTGGTGCTCCTGGCAGTACCCCGCAACTGCCGCAAGGCTACCAGCAGCAGAATATCCCTGGTATTACAGGCGGCATCAACAACATGGTCCGCGCGTTGCTCGCTGCTAGGTATCAAAATCAGCAAGCCAATCCGGGTGCGCAGCCGGGGGCTCCTGGGCCGCCTTTGAATATTAACTCACCGGCTCAGCAGGCTAGTATGCTAACCACGCCAGCTCCTGAGACCTTTAGTCCCAACTTTCCTTCAGGTCTAATGTAATGATTGATTTCCTCAAAACCCTACTGCCCGCGCCTCAGCCGGACGTAGGTGATCAGGCCCCGCCTGGGTACATGACGCCTGAGGCTATGAAGCAGATGCGTGAAATGGCTACGGCGCTTATGCCTGGTGGTGGTGTCCAGCAGCCAGTACACCACTGGACCCAAGGCCTTTCCAACATGGCCAACGCCTTGGTAGGAGCTCGTCTGCTGAATAAGGTCAATGCACAGCAGCGCATGTCTCAGGTATATGATGCTGGTCATCAGTATAGTGATTTTCAAAATTGGCTCAGACAGAATCCAGGGGTTTGGAAGCCGGGTGGGCCTACTACTGGCAATGCCCCTACTACTAGTAACGCTCCTACGAGCCCATTAAGTTTCGCACCGGAGGGTGACACGGCTGCCGCCCCCGGAGGTGACCACGCCATAGAGCGTGCAGCAGCCGTTGGTGGACCCTGGGACCGCACGAGATTTGGGCCGGAATTAGACCAATCCCCGGCCCTGCGGATGAAGATCCTGCGGATCATGGCAAATGAGCAGGGCCGCCATCCACAAGGTACCCAGGCCATCGCCGAATCACTGATGAACAGGGCCAATCTTTATGGCACCTCATTGGCCCGACAGGCAACGTGGTTTACGCAAGGCGGGTATTACGATGACCGCAAGCACCCTGGGGGAATTGCGGTCGAGAATGACCCTGACCATTACGCCATCCTCAGCCGCAGCCTCAACAATGCCCTAGGCGGTGCAGATACGACTGGCTACGCCACTGATAACGCCTCAGGTAAATTTGCTCGTGACGAGGAGCGCACCAGGAAATTCATCCGTACGGTTCCAAACATCAATGGTGAGACGTTCTTCCGCCCAGGCTGGGGCGCGCCGGGGGCAGCCGCGAAGTATGAGGCAATCCCCACTGGGGCATTGGCATATGGTGAAGATCAAGCTGCGGCCCCTAGTCCTCAAGCTGCTAAAACTGCTCGTGATGCTGTGCAAATGGCAGGTGCGACAGGCAGGGGTGTGCCTACTCCTGGCGTAATGACGGCTCCAGGGGTACCCCAAACGCGTCCTGTTGTGCCCAATCAGGGCGGCGCGCCAATGGCTGCGCCTTTTATGCAACCTGGGGCATTTCCATTTCACATACCGGTAAGTCCTGATGATTTTACTAATGCTCAGGCCAGTGGTTGGTTGTCACCGGAACAGAAGGCAGTTCAGCAACAGTTGTTCCTGTCACAGGGGCAACCAATCACAGTGCCCACCTTTGGTGGTAACATAGCGGTTTGGCGTGATCGTAATGGTCAAATGCACCAGCAATACATACCGTCGCCACAGTCCCTGGATGTTGAGGGTGTTGGCAAGATGCCATATATCTATGTGCCAGACCCCAACAGTCCAACTGGTATGAGGGCGGAGCCTCAACCCATAGGGGGTGGTGGGGCGTCATCAAGCCAGCCAACACCCGGTGGGCCGCAACCGCCTATTGTTGGCCCTGCACAGGGTACCTCCAAGCTTGAGCAACGTGCCAGGGAGCTACAACAGCAGCCTCAGCGTGCGCCGGGGTTGCCGCAATTTGTACCGCCATCACCCCCACCTAAGGCTGCGGAAAGGCCACCCACGGCCCCTGCAACGGCTCCGCCTACGGCCCCAGCACCAGCAAAGGCGCTGCCTTATGCTGAACCCGATGCAGACGTAGAACCACCGCAACAACGCTTGCAAATTCCCAAAGCGCCTGAGGCCAAGGTTGAGGAACCAAAAGCTGTCAAAGTAGCGCAGTCTACTGAACCTAAATATGCTATCCCTGACTATGTTAGGCGCCTCATTCAAGAAAAGGGCACGCTTAGCGCTGAGCAGGAAATGAAGAAAGGGCTGGCTACTGGTGCGGCAAAATCACTGACTGATGACTATAGCCACACTATCTCTGCTGGACAGGCCTCAAGCCAGATGCTGGCTGGGCCTATCAGGACTATGTGGACCGCATTGAACAGCCCCAACTTCTATTCAGGTTTTGGCGGTGACGTTGTGCTACGGTTGAAACAAGTTGGTGCAGCACTTGGCTTTAAGAACGCGGCTGAAGCCACGGAATTGTTCAAAAAAGCTCAAGCAGATCTTAGCCTGGATGGACTCAGGCAAAAGTTGGGCGGCTGGGGTGCTGGACAAATCAGATTGGCTGAAATTCATTTGGTGAACAACGCCAATGCCAACATAAATAACTCGATAGCAGCCAATAAGGTCCTAATGCAGATCGCTGAACGGGTTGCCCAGCGTTCACAACAGATGGCACTGGACACTCAGGATTATGCTGCGCACCATGGCGGCATGGTAGACCCAAATTGGCGGTTGCTGATGCAGCAAGTGTATAACGGTGACACTAACCCGTTGTTCAGTGATGAAGAAATACAGAACATGTACAATGAAATGTCAGCTGATCCGTACTACAAGATGCCAGAAGTGCAAGGAGGCAAAGGGGCTAAAGGTGGCCCAGCACCTACTGGCCCCGGTGCCATGAAGCCGGGGACTTTCACCCCGCCACCACCGCCTCCACCGGGGTATAAATAATGGCTGAGCGGCAATATCAGGAAGGCGATGAAGTCACCGGCCCTGGTGGGCCAGATGACGTGTTGGTCCTGAAGGACAATAAGTGGGTTAAGAAAGAGCCATCTTCAACCGTGGATGCTATACGGTCAATCCCCGGTGGCTTGGTACGTGGTGGCGTGGGGTTGATTACTACGCCATTTAACTTGGCCGATGTAGCTGCACGGGGAGCAGAATGGGGTGCTCGTCACCTGCCTGAAAGCCAGCATGAGACTGCCGATAAGATCAGGCGTGGTGCACAGGCTGTTGAGCAAGCTGTTTACCCTGGCACCTATCAAGGTGGCATGGAGCAAATTGAGAAGGACTTTGGCAAGTTTTACGAACCTCAAACTATGGCTGGCCGCCTTGCCGAAGGGGCTGCTGAATTTGCCCCTACAATGTTTGGTGGCCCAGGCGGTTTTATGATTAAGGCTCTGAGAGGCTTGGGCAGAGGTACTGCTATGAGCGCTGCCGGGGAAGCAGCTAGCCAAGCCGGTAAGGCTGCTGGGATTGACCCATCGTATGATCCTACCCTTCGCCTTATTGGCGCGGCTGGCACCATGCCAGCGAGTGCCTTGGCAAGAAAGGTTGTGACGCCAAACCCTGTTACGAGTAAGGCAGGGCAAATGCGCTTGGCTCAAACAGAACGGCTCAAAAATGCCGGTGTTGATGTTGATGCTGCACAAGCACTTAACAGCCCGCGCATGGCTATGTGGGCAGGGCGTGGCGCACCTCCCGGCCAAGCTCAACAACTAAGTGATGCTATGCTGGCAACTGGTGGTGCTACACCTACGATGAAAGGCCTTGTTCAAGATATACAAGATGCCCAAGCAAGGAATTTTGCGGCAATACAAAAGCAAGGCAGTATGCCTTTGCTTCAGCGCCGGGAAGCTAATTTAGGGGCGCTAGAAAAAGCTGCCAATAAAGCCCGTACACAGCCAGGGAGTGCTGGTGTTATTAATCCTTCCGATGTTTTAAGAACAACCAGGCGGTGGAATAATGATTTAACAAAGCTGGCAGAAGCAGGCGTTAATGTTGCTCAACCAATTACATCTAAGACACCAAACTACACCTGGGCAAGAATACTTGGTGGCCTTCCTGCGGCTGGGCCAGGGCTCGGTATAGTTCTTCATGGTGGAATGCCTGGACTGACACAAGCAGGTGAAGCAGCTGTACTGGGGATTTTTGGGCAGGAATACGCACCGCATATAGCTGAAGCGTTGCGCAAGGCTGCAGTTCAGCCTATGGTCAGGTCGCAGCCTGGGATCAAATACTTGACAAATCAAGCTTGGATGCCAGGGCCAATGTCTACGCTTGATCCGGCTGTAGCAGCCAGGCTTCTGGCCAGTCCCAATGTGCAGAAGGCAGCCCCCGAATCAGGGGTTGCCAAACCCCTTAGCATTACCGTTCATCCAAAGCATTTTGATGAGGAAAATGTAACTACGGTGCCAAGGTCACCTTCGCCGTACCCAGTGGTACCCCTTTCGCAATAGATCAATGGTCTTTGATAGCAGCCATGTCATGCACCAAGCAAGGCCCCATCCAAACAGGCAGACTTGCATGTCTGATGCATTGTGATCCTCAAGTACAATGCGATCGAAGTACCAAAACCAACCCATCAGGGCCGTTTGGAATATATACCAAAACCATCCCATGCAGGATCCTCCTTAGATGTTACAGAACAGTCAAATCAAACGAATAGGAGGCTGATATCCCCCGAAACGGCCAAGGGACATACAGTCTTCCACAACCGCCCTTTGTCCCAGGGACCCTCATTTCATCCACGGCGATGAACAGCAACCTGAGTGACATTGCTCAGGCGCTGACCCAATCTGTCTCAGCTGATGGCCAAACCCCGCTGACCGGTGGCATTGAGTTCCCCAGCGGTTCGGCAGCAGCACCGGGAATCACCTTCCAGGCTAATCCTGGCACCGGATTGTACTGGCCTGGTGATACTCAAGTGGGCATTGCTACCGGTGGTGTCTCAGCGGTGGTGGTCAATGGCAGCAACATTGGCAGCCCTGGGTTTGGTGCCGTCATCACGCAGATCAATGGTGCGGTGGTTTGCCCAGTTGGCATTATTATGGACTTTGCCGGGGCCGGGGCTGGTACAGGTCCCCCACCGGGGTGGTTCTATTGTAATGGGCAGGCACTATCACGCACTACATACCCTGAACTGTATGACACCATTGGCATTGGCTACGGGCCTGGCGATGGCTCTACCACGTTCAACCTGCCTGATTTACGTGGCCGTGTGACAGCAGGCCTTGACAACATGGGTGGTTCTGCGGCTGGCCGCATCACAAGCATTCCTCAGTTTACTGGGGCCAGCGGCGGTGAGGAGTTCCACGCGCTCAGTGTTGGTGAGCTCGCCAGCCACAATCACGGGGTTACTGACCCTAGTCATACTCACAGTGTCAGTGGTGGCACTCTTGGTGGTACTGCTCCACAAGGGGTCACCACTGGTGGTACAGGGGTTGTTGGTAATGTCACATCAATCACAATTAATTCTGCAACTACT